TATTCCCCTGAACATGTAGCACGCATGTATCCCTCTTTTGAAAATTTAAACTATCAGCAACAAATAAGTAGTATCATACCTACTTTTGGGTCAAATGGAAACTATATAAGTCCTATGAATGAATCAATGTATCTATTTAAAAATAGATTCGGTAATACCGTTCCATTTAGAAAATCCGAACTAACCGGGACCGTCAATGGAAAACGGTATGAAGTTTTCGCTAGTAGGAACAACAAACAAATTAGAATTGGGAGGAGGGTAGTACTCCCTGGAAATAAAGTAAATATTGAGGGCGCTGTCTTTACCGTAACGAACATAGGACCTAAACAGGTAATTGTAAAAAAAGGTAACACCACCAGAAAGTTTAAAATTAGAGACTTTATTTCCGAACTAACTTAAGGATTCCTGAATTATTAAACAAATAAATGGATCCACGAGTTGAAAAGCTGCTTGAGCTTCCACAGTACGAACAAAGAACAACAGAATGGTTTAACCAAAGAAAAGGTGTCTTAACGGCCAGTGATGTCCCAACTGCGTTAGGAGAAAATAAATACAAAAGTCAGTGGCAACTGTTACTGGACAAATGTGGAGCTGGTAAACCTTTTACTGGCAATGAGGCGACACGTTGGGGAAATCACTATGAGGATATTGCCATTGAGAAGTATTCGGCAATAAAAAATAAGGTGGTTCACTCATTTGGGTTGATCATTCACCCCGATCATCCATGGTTAGGGGGGTCTCCAGATGGAATAACGAGTGATGGAATTCTCCTAGAGGTGAAGTGTCCCCTCCGAAGAAAAATAATTCACGGGGAGGTTCCTGAACATTATCTTGCACAGGTTCTCCTAAACATGGAAATATGTAACTTGGACCTTGCCCATTTTATTGAATTTATTCCAGGTAACACAGATGACGATTTTGAAATAAATATTGTTGAACTTAAGAGAGATCACGAATGGTTTGCTGAAAAATTACCAATCCTCAAGGAATTTTGGGACTCGGTGATGTATTATCGTTCAGTGGGAATTGACAAACATCCAAAGTATTCAGACTACATGAATAGACAAACGCTAATGAGAGAAAATAGGGAATACCACTCTCAGGGAAATGTAATTAATCTGAATAATCCGAATGAGAATATTCGGAATAATGAATCTTTTTTTATTGAGGAATTTTAATTAAATTAATTTAATTAATTCTCTAAAAAATAATTTCTTTAGTTAATATTATAATATTATTAAAGTTAACTAAAGAAATTAAATGCCATTCTCACTCTTTTCATTCGGAAAAAAACGACGCAGCGTTCGCCGTAGTCGCAAAGTACACAAAGGCTTACGAAAGCCCCCTGCCAAGGTCCTAAGGATGTGTAAAAAATATCGCGTCAAGACCACCAAAAAGGTTGGACGCCGACGCGTCTACCGACCAGTAGCGATGCTGGTAAAACTTTGCAAGCGCAAAATGCGCCTCAAGAAACGCAAAATGGCAAGAAAGTCAGGATTCGGTGCTGGAGGGTGCTCTCGCCAAGTTGTTGAATTTGGACGCCGACGTTACCGACGAAGTCGGTTAGGAGGCATGCACAACAAGATGCAGGCAATGGAAATGATGTCCTTCGGAAAACGAAGACGTAAGAGTGGTGTATCCAAATCAGCTGCCATGAAGGCCTTCAAACGATTCTACATGTCCCACTGTAAACCAGTACTACGCCGATCACGATTCGGTTTCGGTAGAGGTGAGCCATGGGACACCCCGTCATCTACTTATATTCCAAAACCAGTAATATGTACAAGTCCATCTGTGAATATTGGGGGTAGGTGTGTTATACCACCACCAACATGTGTTTATCCACAATATTTATCTGGAAATACATGTAAAACACCACCAAAAAGAATATGTGCACCGTATACACAGATTGATCCCTATACATGTGGGCCTTTACCACCTCCACCTGCCGGAATGAAGTGGACTACTCCAACAAGGGCTGATGTTGACCGCTTCGTACCAAAGTTAGTACCTAAATTTGGAGCTCGTCGTTCACGCCGATTCGGTATGATGGTACGTGCACCCCCTATGGGAGCTTCATTTCTTAAAAACAAGAAAGGAATGACCGGAATGGGTGGAATGATGTTTGGTGCAGGAAATCCCCACACCTCCGCTATGATGGGGTATGAATTTTGCCCCAACGGTGGAGGTGTGCTTGAGGGATCTGGTCTCTACGCACAGGGTTGTAAAACATCCTCCTCAGTTATGGCACCCAAAATGACTATGGCATCCCCTGTAGGAATGACTGGTGCTACTGCTGCTTTCGGTAAGGGATACCGCCGTCGTGTAGTACGCCGACGAGTAGGTGGACGATACAGTAAGGTCGTTGCTAATTGTGCTGGGCTAAAAAAGTCACAATGCCAAACCTCCCCTGGCTGCCACTACGTAAAAAGTCGTGGATGCAGGGGACGTGCTGGGACTAGGAAGGGACTTGTCTATGAGGGTCCCTCTGGACCCCCTGGTTTTGGCCGCCGCCGACGCAGAATGTATTAAATTTTTTTAGGCTAAATCTTGAATTTCTAGGGATTCACGTATATTCGTAATGGTGTTGTCCACCGTAAGTTTACTATTAGGAAACTCCTTGTCTTGCCGTAAACGGTAGGGGGTGAGTATTCCGGAGTCTACGGAATATTTAAACTCCACAATAACACCTTTGATGAGTATTTCTTTACCACAAAAATTAAAAATTTGTTTGTACTCCTGACTTACCGGGTCATTTATTTTTTTAAAAATTTTATTTCCAGAATAGTATGCATTTATATTTTTATGAATGAGTTTGACCAGCAAGTCAATAGTGTGGTTACTCCCATTTTTCCATTTAAACAAGTCATTTTGACGTCCAATAACAATAGGAGAGTGCACTGGAGTGAAAATGAGTCCATCAATATTATTTTCAGTGGTCTGCTTAATATGCTCCCATGTCTGCTCCAGTTCAGGTGTGTAATTATAAAAAAGCTTTGTTTTAATATAAAAAGGATTGCTCTGCTGGTAGCAGTACATCTTAGTAATAAAATCAATAATGGCACCATATCTTTTATTATGGGAGATTTTCATATAAGATCTTCCATTATAGGCGATACAATCATGAATAAGATAATTCCATTGGCCCTCTTTGGTTTTAATAAGTTCACCATCAAACATAGTACCCTCAAACATTTCCGTTGCGATGTTCAGTTCAACAAAATAAAAGGTGTTGTTACGGTTTAGTAGCAAACACAATGGATTGTTTTCAATATAAAGGAACAATAGCAAATAACGTTCACCATCAGATTTTTCACACACCACGTATTTATTTTTTTTTAGTATTTCTAAATTTTTTTTTTCTAGGGCGACTGGTTGGGAACCAGGAAATATGTTCTTGGAAGTTTTGAGTTCACATTCAAGTATTTTTTCAAGATTCTTATTGATAGTCTCAACGAAATACGCATTACTGATTTTATAAACACTAGAATTACAAAATTGAATTTTTTCTAATTCCATTGTTTAATTTTTTTACGGGTATTATTCGCTAAAGTACTTATGTATTAATCATTTTTGCAAATTAATTCTTTAAATAATATTCCACATTAATACTTGTACCTTGGGTCAAAATCAGCCGTTATTAGGTCAAAGGTGAGTAGGTGTTCTCTATTGTGAAAGTCGTAGAGTTCATTGTTGTATTTGTAAAATACGATTTCTAGGTTTTCAATTATTACTGGTGGATCAAATTTAATAACTTTTTTGTCAAAGTCTGTACCTTTCATTGATTTTAGATTACCTGCTTTTCTGTTTATTCTTGATATTACTGGATCATAATACCCTTTTGTTAGGATGGAGGTATCTATATTATCGGGATCGTTGGCATCGTAGAGAATTATACAAAATTTATTATTTATGGCCTTGTCTAAACTTTCATTTCTAGACATTCCGTTTTTACCTATATTTAATTCCATAACAATGTAGTTTGGATAATCGGTTAGGTTGTAGTCGTAAGCGGACAGTACAGAGGTATAGTCTAAATAAACTGGTGGATCTTCTAATAGTAACGAACTGTTACAAGAACCATCACTAGAACCATATATTTGATTTAATCCTGATTCTACTATACGTTTACTAAACCCTAAAAGTTTGTAGGGACTATTTTTAGCAGTAAAGTCTATACTAAAGCTTAGAGAATCTGTATTAATAATTGCTATTCTATTTAGTACAGATGCATAAGCACCTGTTCCATACGGAGGAGGAGCTGTGCATAGTATTACTTTAAAATTTCCAATGGTATTTAATTTATTATTTAATTCAGCGAGAAGTCCTGTTTTAAAAGGGGTAGCATCGGCGGAGTATTCGCAACCAATTACATTGGTTCCTATAGTGTATTGTCCAGGTGTTAGCGAAAGGTACTGGTATTCACCGTTGTTTATACTTATTTTTATTATATTATTGTTTGTATTTACATTGTATTCTGTCTTTGGAAGCATAACTGCTAATAATTCTATTTGCTCTACGTTTTTATAAGGTTGGTAGAGTTCTACTAAATATTTATTTGATTCTGGATAGAGAGAATAGTCTCTTTGTTCACTATTAATTATTAATGTGTGGTTGTTACTGATTTTTTTCTTTTCTGGATGTTTAAGTTCTATTTTTGTCAAATCGCTAAATTCTGTAGGAATTTTATAATAATCTTGGGAATCTAGTGGATTATTGTCTTTATTTTCGTCGTTGGTAGTGCTAATATCTATTAATTTTTTGAAGTATTCATCTAATTCGCTTATTTGATTCATTGTAGGTCAATTTCAAGTTGCTGTAAAAATACCCTACAATTTTTTATCGTTAGAATTTTATTATTATCCGCTACAGAATTAGTTCTTGAATTATGTATTACTTGATTATTATTATTACTATTATTACTATTATTACTATTATTAATATTATTACTAATCTTTAAATTAAAGTTAGATATTTTCTTTAGGTCACCAAAAATTAATTTTTTTAATTGAATACTAAGTGGCACTTCCTTTGACGAATACTTTTTACAGTTATTACTTGCTTTATTGCAAAAACAACGTTGACATATACCTGATTTTTTAACCTGAAAATATGTATTACTGCTACTATGTTGCCTACAAACGTTTCCACAGTAATTTACATGAGGTTCAATTATGATTAATTCATCATTTAGTTTAGTTATCTTTTTTATACTAAACTTGTAATTACTGTCAAAATGTTTTTTAACAAAATTTTCTATTTTTGTTTCTAGGTTAGTGTTTTTCAAAGTCATAGGCTTACTCTTTGAATCAGAAATCTTCTTTTCATTATTAGTATTATTACCTGACAATTCTTTAACTAATTTAGTTTCATCTATCATAGAAAAATTTATAATACTGGTCTCAAGTAACATGACGTAGTAATCAGTACTAATTGCTTTGAAATATTCTGGATTATTGTCATTAAATACTTGTATAGGTTTGTAAACTCTTCCTTCATCAATTTTACCACTTCCATCACATTTAGTACACTCAGTTGATAGACATTTTTTGCAGGTACTTATTTTTCTACAACCAATCATTCTGAGTCCATTTTGATCATATATAGCTGCATCAACCACGTCCTCCCATTTATTATTAATGTTTCTTTCACCAAATTTTTTAATTAGTGCAGCTACTATTAGCTCTCTTAATTTTTTGGCATTATCAACATTAATCCAAAGTTTAGGCCAAACTAGGTGAAATCCAGATTTAATGTATTCTGTATCATTTATTTTACACTCTTTTGATTCGGTACCGCATATTATTATTTTTTGCAAGTTAAAATACTCACTAACAATGGAATCAATAATTAGAACAACTTCATTTAGGTATTCAAGATTCACTACTTCGGAATCATAAAAGTCAAGATCACATATAAATTTAAATATATCACTTTTGTTTTCTGAAATATAGTACTTTTCTCCATTTGTTAACCCAGTGGCTAATTTTTGCAAAAAAGTATTATATTCACTCATAGGTATGTTCCATATACCACCATCAAGTAAGTAGTGTGTGGGTTTTACTTTATTTTTTGTTCCACTTTTTATAAAATATTTATTCTCAAAAACCCATTTTTTAACTGAATTCATTTTAATTTTAATAATACTTAATTATTGAATTCAAATTACCCTAATAGATAATTCAATTAAATTATTAAGTATATTATTATTTTGAAATTTAATAATTTAAATAAATTTAATTACTGCGTTTACAATTGTTATGTTTACGCTACGATTGGCAGATTTAGAAAGTTCTTTTCTCTTGATTGATTCAATCTTCAAAAATTTTTTCTCGGAATCTCTTATTTTCAAAGTAGAATTCATATCTTCTTCTATCTTTTCAATATTGTCTTTTATATAATCAATTATACCATTGGATATAGCAAACTTAAAAAAGTTTAATTGGCCTATGGTTGTAATTATTTCACCGCTTGTATTTTCGTTGGTGGACAAATCTTTTAATTTTCCCGCTGAATAATCAAATATGACTCTCTCCCTTCTACAAAATGGATCACAATACTTTTTTGAATATGCTTTTAATTGTGATTTATAACTTTTATATGGATAATAAAGTATCTTATTTAAAGGATAATAAACATTAAATTTTTTAGAATAATTAGTAACAAACCAATCAAGTGATCTTAATGAAATATTAGATTTTTGCAATACAATATTTAAAAATATATCTAAATTTGTAGAATCCTTATAAAAATCCAATAACTTAGATCTCAGTAAATTATCTTTTGAATCCATTATTTATTAAAAAATAATTATTACTTTAAATTTATTTTACGATAAACATAGTAATAAAATAAAATATTATTCCAGACAATAATGAGTTTACTACCAATGCAATTATACTTGGTTCAATCTTTCCCATAAACGGTATTTTTTGTATCTGTGTCCATATTATTTTACTATTTAAAATTACAAATATAAGCACAACCAGAAGAGATAAAATAAATTTTTTATCGTTAGTTATATAATCAATTGTACCAAATAAACTTTTATTTTGTACTTTTTTACTCTTATTTACTATAACTGGTTGTGAATCAATCTCTTCTTCTTCAATAGTCTCCTGAACATTGTTATTTTGTAGAACCGTACTGTTTATTTTTTGACCAAATAATTGTGCTTTTTGTTGTGGAGAGGAATATTTATTCTGGATCTGATTCTGATTCTGAATAAATTCTTTTCTTATATTATTTACTAATTTCGGTTCATTATAGTATACTCTATTGTTACTAGTACTACCCATATTATTACTTTGCATTGGAACCTGGTTCATGGTATTATTATTCTGGTTATTCGGAATATTCTGGTTATTCGGAATATTCTGGTTATTCGGAATATTCTGGTTATTCGGGTTATTATTAATAATTTGTTGTTTTTTAGCTCTGAGTAATGCAGCAATATTAGTCCCACCTTCTTCTTCCATTGGTAATAATAGTAATAATAGTAATAATAATAATTATTATTATTAATTTAATAAATAAATTACGCATTATATTTAAAAATAATATCCCTCTAATTCATCTGTTTCTACTTTAAATAGCCCATCCTCTTTACAATTTAATAAAAAGAATACTATAAAAATTATAAATACAATCAATATTATCACATTTAAAAAAACACTATTCTTGTGTTTTTCCGTTATTACTATTAATTTTTTTTTTTCTATTACATGTTCTTTTGAAGGAACATCAATGGAAACCAATTTCGGAACAGTGCTAGTTGTTTTTGAAATAATATTCTCCATTATTCTGAAATTCTGGATATTCTTAATAATGGAAAATATTATTCTTGTTTACTTCTAACTTATTCAGAATATTATTTTTTAATAAGTTTAGTAAGTCTTTTTGCTTCTTTTTTAGCACATCCTTGAAGAAGCGAAGCTATTTTGGATTCTGAAAGCACCTCGTCATTTACCATTATTTTAATCCCACCTTTTTTTGTTTCAATAACTTCTATGTCTTGTTCATCTATTTCACCTGATTTTGTACATATTTCTAAAATCCTATCATATCTCGTTTTTAAATCAGGTATTTCCATAATTTGCGATACTAAATCTTCAAACGAAACATCCTTAATTACAGACTCTATTTGCAAGTCATCCATTTCATTTGCTAATTCTGTAATATTAGTCTGTTCAGAATACCCAGAATATCCAGGGTCATTTTGTTGTAAACAGGCGAGAATATCTACTGGGTTCATGTTTTCTATCATCCAATTTATTATTGCTTCCTTTGAACCCATCTTCTCAAATTCCTCCCTGGAAATTTTATTCTTCTGAATATTCTTCGGAATCTGTGGAAGATTCTTCGGTAAAACGGGTGCAATTGGTATTACTACCTGTTTAGTTACCTTAACTTTAGTAGTTCCTGGTGAATCTTTACATTTACCATCAATAATGGCACATTCATTTTTAAATTCTAATTCGGGAGGTGTCTTAGTTGTATAATTTACTATTTCTGGTTGTGAATCAACTACTTGAATTTGAAAATAAAACTTTTGTGCTTTTACGTTCCCTGAGGAGTCCTTGGTCCAGTAAATATTTCCTGAGGCATCTTTTTTATAAATACTTACCCATGACTCACCTGGGTAGGAGAAGACGCATTCGTTTGCCCAATCCTGGTCTCGGAAGTATTCAAAATAGGATGTTCCATCTGGGGTTATTGTATTTTCCAAAGCTTCACGTAATAACCGAGCCGCCTGTGCAGTTGATTTTGAAAGACGTGTGGTATTTTTTTTTGAACAGGGTGTTTTCTGTATTACTTCATTACCTTTCCATTCACTGCTTTTTTTTTCATTATTATTAAATATTAATTAATAATAATTAATATTATTATTTAATTAATAATGAATATTTATTCTGGAGAAAATATTAATAATAATATTAATAATATTTATAAATTAATAAGAAATACTAATTTTAATGAT